GGAATTTACTTGCTAATGAACAAAATCCAAAATTAGCAGTAAGAATGTTTGTTGAGGGTGGAGGTTGTAGTGGTTTCCAATATGGTTTTACAATGGATGAAGATGTAGGTGATGACGATTTTGTTATTGAACAAGACGGTGCCAAATTTGTTGTTGATATGTTATCAGCACAATATTTAACTGGTGCTAAAGTAGATTATAAAACTGAAAAGTTCGATTCCCAATTTGTTATTATCAATCCAAATGCAAAATCAACTTGTGGTTGTGGTTCCTCATTTAACGCATAGAGAAAAAAAACATGATTAAAAAATTAGAATTAAATATTACAGATGAAAGAACATACTTTAAGCCTTTCAATTATCCTTGGGCTTATGATGCATGGTTGAAACACGAGCAGTCGCATTGGTTACATACAGAAGTGCCAATGATTGAAGATGTAAAAGATTGGAAGAAAAAACTATCCAAAGAAGAAAAACAATTCTTGACGCACATCTTCCGTTTCTTTACACAAGGTGATATTGATGTGGCTGGTGGATATGTACATAATTATCTTCCTTATTTTCCACAACCAGAAGTAAGAATGATGTTAATGGGTTTTGCCGCTCGTGAAGCACTCCATGTGGCCGCATACTCACATTTAATTGAAACATTGGGTTTACCTGAAACAACATACAATGAATTCATGGAATACAAAGAGATGGCTGAGAAGCATGACTATGTTTTAGGTGTTGCTAGTAAAAATTCTACTAAAGAAAGTACAGCTACACACATTGCAGTATTCTCTGCCTTTACTGAAGGTATGCAATTATTCTCCTCATTCATTATGTTATTAAATTTCCCACGCCACGGTAAAATGAAAGGTATGGGTCAAATTGTAACATGGTCAATCGTTGATGAAACACAACATTGTGAATCGATGATTAGATTGTTTAGAACTTATATTGAAGAAAACCGTGAAATTTGGAACGATGAATTAAAGTCCAGTATATATACTATAGCTGAAAAGATGGTTGAACTAGAAGATAAGTTTATTGACTTGGCGTTTCAAATGGGTGCCATGGAAGATTTAACAGCCGATGATGTAAAGAAGTATATTCGTTATATTTGTGACCGCCGATTGATTTCTCTTGGACTCAAAGGTGTATTCAAAGTGAAAAAGAATCCTTTACCGTGGGTTGAGGAAATGATTAATGCACCGACGCACACCAATTTCTTTGAGAATCGTGCAACAGATTATGCCAAAGGAGCTCTATCGGGAAATTGGGACGAAGTTTGGGCTTAAAAAAGGAAGAAGATGACGGAGAAAACTTTATCAGGAGATTGTCTGAGTTGTGAATCAACTTACACTATACATTTTATGGAAGAAATGGTCTCACAAGAATTACCAGAACATTGCCCCTTCTGTGGTGAAACCATAGAAGAATTATCCGAGGACTATCTAGAGGATGACGATGAACTGGAAGATGAGGAATGGGACTAAACTGGACATATAATGGCAAAGATTTTACCGAAGATTTGGTTGGTAATAATTACGGGTTCGTGTATCAGATAACTAATCTGACGAATGGTAGAAAATACATAGGCAAGAAATTCTTTTACTCTGCCAAAACCAAGCAAGTCAAAGGTAAGAAAAAGAAGTACAAAGCTTCAAGCAATTGGCAAACTTACTATGGGAGTAGTGACAACCTGACCAAAGATGTGTTACAATTGGGTCATGAAAACTTTAAAAGAGAGATATTACATCTTTGCCTTACCAAAGGTGAATGTGGTTATCTCGAAGCTAAAGAACAATTTAGGAATAATGTCCTAGAGACCGACAACTATTATAACTCATGGATAATGGTTAGAGTTAGGAAAGACCACATTAAAGGATACAATGCTAGAATTCTTACGGAGTATAAGTAAACAGCCTTATGATACCATCACTTTTATATCAGGAGATAAAAAAGATTCTCTTGAGGTAATGGCAAACTGTTATAAGGATAGTGGTACAAAATTAGGTGGTTCGGAATTAGGAGATACATTTGATATCATCTTATTTAAAGAAGATATGGATGGCAAACTTATTGAGCCAGATAGATTTGAAGCCATACTTATGGAACCACTAGAGTATATTTCCACTTTGATAAAAGGTGATTGGTATGGTATTATTGCCAGAAAGACTACCACTTCCCAAAAATTTGTTGATGCTATATTTGACAAATTGATAGAAGTATGATATAATAGAGTTTTGAAACTATTGAAAGTTTGTTATGTTACTCGTAGACTTAAACCAGGTATTACTTGCCGGCCTTATGGCACAAATCTCAGCACAGAAAAATACCAAATTGGAAGAACCTCTAATTCGGCATATGGTATTGAACATCATTCGTATCCATGTTAAGAATTTTAAGAATGAATATGGTGAAGTGGTATTGTGTTGTGATAACCGAAGATATTGGCGTAAAGAATTTTTCCCATTCTATAAAGCAAGCCGTAAAAAGACCAGAGAAAAATCTGATTTAGATTGGCATATGATTTTTGATATGCTTGCCAAATTTAAGCAAGAGCTCAAAGAAACATTCCCATATAAAGTAATTGATGTTGATGGTGCTGAAGCTGATGATATTATTGGTACATTAGTTCCAATCTATGCTCGTGACCAGAAGATTTTAATTCTATCAAGTGACGGAGACTTCCTACAGTTACAACAATATGGTCCTAATGTTAAACAATACAATCCATCACAAAAGAAATATATAAAGTCAGAGAATCCAATCCTAGAACTCAAGGAGAAGATTATCCGTGGGGATAAAGGTGACGGTATACCCAATATGTTTTCTCCATCGGATTGTTTTGTCCGTGACTTGAGACAGAAGCCTATAACTAAAACAATAATAGATAAGTATCTATGGGAAAATGTGGAAGAATATAATGATACTGATAAGACCAATTTTGCTAGAAATTCTACACTAATTGACCTCACAAAAATACCACCTGATATTAAAGAAAAAATTATAAATACATATAATGATACAAAACCGGCATCTCGCCAAAAGTTATTGAACTATTTTATGGAACATAAACTAAAGAATTTAATGGATGTAATTGAGGAATTTTAATGAAAAATATATTTGAAGTCTTAGATGAATTTGAAATGGCAGAAAATAAAAAAGATAGAATGGCTGTCATTGAAAGAAATTTAAGTAAGACATTAGTAGAAGTATTTGAATTAACTTATCATCCGAATTATGAATGGTTGATAAAAGAAATGCCTGATAATTATAAAATACCCAATGATGTTTTACCTGGTATTACATCAGCACAATTATCAAACCAAATTCGTAAGATGTATATGTTTAGAAAAGGTGATGAAATGGCTGAAAAGCTAACACCTCAAAAAAGGAATGAGTTGTTACTACAAATACTCGAATCTCTAGAGCCCCGTGAAGCTGAAGTTATCATAGGAATCTTTCAAAAAGATTTAGGTGTAAAAGGTTTAAATTATAAATTTATAAAAGAGGCTTTTCCAAATCTATTACCGTAATGATTGAAAGAGACAGAATAATAGTCACTAGTGGGTCTTTTGATCCACTTTCTTTAGAAGAACTCAACTTCCTCAAAAAATGTAGAAGAAGGGGTGATTGGTTAGTTGTCGGCATTCATTCTGATTGGTGGATGAATTGGTCTCAAGGTGGTTTTGTTCAATCATACAATACTCGCCGTGAAATTCTTTCAAATATAAGATGTGTTGATGAAATATTTACATTCAATGATTCTGATGGTACAATCAGCCAATTATTCAAGCTCACAAAAATATGTTATCCTAACGCCGATATCACTTACATATCGGATGCAGGATTAAATAATTTACCAGAAGTAAAATTTAGAGGCATCAAGTACGAAACGCTAGAATAGGAGAAAGTTAGTGACTAAATTTGTAGGGAAGTTCCGTAAGAACCAAGATTATAACGATGATTACAAGTATATGCCTCAGCGCAAGCATCGGAATGAGCACGCAGAAATCAAAAAATTGAAAAATCAAAATTATGATGATTTTCTCAAAAACCTAGACGAAAATACCAAAATGCAAGAAAACAGGTAATACGTTGTTTTAATACAACAAACCTATTGACTTAATACTGTAACTGTCGTATAATAGATTCTTAGTTGAAAGGAATCTATTATGATGATATATGGTTATATTCCAAAATCCAAATCGAAGAAATTGTCTAAAGCTCAGCAAGAGCAAAAAGACGAATGGCTGAAATCACTCAATAAAATCTCAGGAAAACGGATAATTGCCATTCCTAAGAGTATTAATAGAGTATTTCCATCTCCTAAGATTCCGCCTGGCCGAGAAACACCAAAATATGCGTCCTTGGACACAGGATTTATTCCTTGCACAAAATCAGTAGAAGGAAACTCTTATACAGGCGCAAAAATGAAGGGAGTTGCAACAATGCACAAGTCCAACGCAGTTCCTGTTTTTACCGACAACGAAGCAAGAGAAATTTCGAGCATGAGGAGATAAAAATGCTAATGGAACATGAAAAAACGCAAATTTATCGAGGAATTGACTCGGTAATTTTCAATTTGAAGCACTTACCCATTGATGATGTCGCATATTTTTTAGTAAAATTCAATCCGAAGCTGGCGGATGAGTTGGCAACATCAATTTCACAGCAAATTTTTGATAAAACCGAAGGAAAAAAGCATGAATGAGCAAAATAATCAATCTGGTCAGTATATTTGGCTTAACGCCATCACAGATGATGGTGAAATACCTGATTGGAAGCGCCTAGATATAGTCACCAAGAAGTGGGCTAACTTAACACAAATGGAAAATGATTTATCCGACTACCAAAAGCGCAAAGAAATGTATCAATGATACTGTTGTCAATAAACAACACATAGGTTGACACCTGCCGTGGTTGTGTTATACTATTATTTTACTTGATTAGGAATTATATTATGAATAAAAATGCTCTGTCTTTCGTTGAAGCTTGTGAGAGAATGTTTGGCAATAATGCCGTTGTAACTAGAGACGGTATTGCTGAAGTGGTAAGTGAATCTGGCGCACCTTATCCTTATTGGTTAGTAACCAAATCCGAATTTCGCCATGGTCGAGGATATTACAAAGTGCCATCATCTGGTAAAACAATTACAAAAACAGAATCAGTTAAACAGGAAGAACCTGAAATGGAAGTAGCATATCAAAATGTTGTGCAATTACGCCAACCAAAATTAATTGATGATAATGAGCCTTCTGTTCCTGCTAAGTATCCTGATTATGTTCCTTTTGGCTTTTTCAAAGATTTACGGAATATTCTAAAAACAAAAATGTTCTATCCTATCTTCATTACTGGTTTATCAGGTAATGGTAAAACATTGATGGTCGAGCAAGTTTGTGCTGAATTAGACCGTGAATGTGTCCGTGTTAATATCAGTATTGAAACTGATGAGTCCGACTTACTTGGTGGTTTTGCTTTGATTAATGGTAATACAGTTTACCATGATGGCCCCGTAATTACCGCTATGAAGCGTGGCACAGTATTGTTGATTGACGAAGTTGACCGTGGTTCAAATAAACTATTATGCTTACAAGGCATCTTAGAAGGTAAACCATACTACAATAAGAAAACTGGTGAAATGGTTTATCCAGCTAAAGGTTTCAATGTTGTATGTACAGCAAACACAAAAGGTCGTGGTAGTGATGAGGGTAGATATCTATCACAGATTTTAGATGATGCATTCCTAGAGCGGTTTCCTATTACTGTTGAACAGAATTATCCTGATGCTAAAACAGAGAAGAAAATCCTTTCTCCGTTAATTGATGACCAAGTATTCGTTGAGAATCTGGTACAATGGGCTGATGTAGTTCGGCAATCATTTGGCCAAGGCGCAACAGATGAGATTATCTCCACTCGCCGTTTGGTACACATTGCACAGGCTTTTAAAATCTTTGGTGATAAGATGAAAGCCATTACATTATGTGTTAACCGTTTTGATGAAGAAACTAAAACGGCATTCTTAGACTTGTATTCTAAAGTCGATGTTACCGTGGAATCTCCAGCTAACACCAGTTTTAATCAAGTAAATGTCGAGTAAAAAAAATAACTCGGCAATTGAAAAGTTAAAAAGAGTTGCCATTAGTGAAAATGATCCAGAGGACATTGATGGCATACTTGATACCTTTGCGGAACTACTAATATATAAATGTGTAAATATTGTAGAGAAAAAAGGTTACCAAACTGAAGAAATACTATGCCGTTATTTTGGTATAGATTATTGATGTATGAA